CATATATTTATCTTCATGGCACATGATCCGTAACTGTCCAACAAGAATGGTAACGTATTTCAGCTAGACGCTTAGGCCATAAGAAATCTTGTTCTTTAACCCACGCATCAGCAATTTCTTCAGAAGAGACAACACCTTTAATTTCACCGGGACTGTCCCAATGTTGATTTTCTACTAATACCCATACATCAGTCATTGTATTTGATCCGCTATGTATATGGACAGGGCAATCAATCCTGCCATGAAGCCTGTGATAAATCCTGTACTATACCACGCTAAACCAAACCAGAAGGGATGTTTCATCATAGTCCTTTTATCCATTCAGGAGGGATATCTCCAAAGGCGTACCTGAAGCCGTTCTTAACTGCCCATTTACTATTCATTTTGTTGGGGGCATAAAACAAGAGCCTAAGATCTATCTCTGGATGTTGTTTCTTTACTGCAATAAGCTTAGCTTTATCTTCTCTACGTAGATGACCTTTAGTCTCTACATAAACCTTACCTAACGGAGTCTCCAGGATAAAGTCTGGCAAGTAAAAGCGAGCGAGGATATATGGTACTCTAATGCTTTCGTAATCAAACTTGATCTTCGCCCGCTTTAATTGGCTGTATATCTTGGTCTCGAATTTGTTTCTTAATTTCTTCAATCGTAGGGGACTTCTACAATCAGAGAGGCTATCTTCTTCTCTAAGATTTCTATTCTTTTCTCTAGTTGTTTTACTTTGCCTAAGGCAATCATTCCTAAATTAGCTGGCATCTTCTGTTTCTTTTACAGCGTAATAAGCTTTCCAGAATTCTTTAAGAGTATCTTGGTTCTGGCTCATACAAGCATTATCTGCAGCTTCTCTGAGCCTAGCTAACGCTATCTTATTGAGTTTAATATCCATTAATTATACACCACTTTACCAAATCTGTCCACTTCTAATACATCTGGCTTACGGACTACCTTGGTGAGGTAGACGGGTCCTGCTGCATATATGAAGGTTCTAAGCTCTGGTTTGCAGAGATACTTAAATGGATTGTAGCTTGCTTTAATATCAAGCTTAAGGTTTCCTGATTGCCCGTCGCTAACCACTCCACAAGTGCAAGGTGGAGGAGTGTCTTCTCCGACAATCCTAATGGACTCTTTAACTCTAGCTCGTATGTGATCTTCTCTAATCCTATGTTCATACAAACACATATGTCCTAATGTTTTGTCTATTGCTAACAGGTATCCCTTGTCCTTTACGGTAACCAGAGGATCACTAAGGGAACCGACAAGATAACCATCCAACTGTTCCAGATACCCAAAACTGTCAGAATGTTTAATAGACCCGTCCCGAAACTTCTTAAAGCCAATGGAAGAAGTAGACTTGACGTCAACCACACAACCATCGATGACACAATCACGGTGCCCAAGTATTCCATCAACAGAGACTTCATCCTGCTCTCCCGTGACTGTGTGTCCGGCAGCTCTTGCTAGCGTGATGGCCAAGGCTTCAAGGATGTGCCCGTAGCTATACTTAATTTCAGCCCACGGAGGTAGGCGCTCAGCCTCGTCTGGCGAGTGAATACTGTGCCAGAGTTGACACGGGCATTTCGGTCCCATTTGAGAAAGGCGGAGCGTTGCTGTCTGCGCTCTCCCGAAGTGAGCAGATAAGCGTCTGGCCACATCCTGTGAGAAGGCGGCGGATAATTCATCATTGAACCACCCATCCTTTTGAGTGACGAGTTTCTGTATGTCAGGTATTAAAGTGTGGATATTCAAAACGTATTAGTGTCCTTGAAATGCTTTCACAATAAACAGAATGGTTAATGCGTTGGCTAAAATAATAAATGGTGAAACAGCAAAACATACGGCTACCTGCTGCAAGTAAGTCATCGCAGACTTCTTGTCGTCAGGTTTCTTTTCATCAGGCTTCTTCTTGCCATCTTCAAGTTCCTTCATAATCTTCTGGAACTTCAAGAACTTCTTCATCTCGGATTTGCTCTTAGGAGCAGGCATGAAGACTACACGTTCAGTAGGGCCAGCCGCCGGAGGATAACCATACATCGGCGGAGGTGCATATGTACTCCATCTGGGATCATAATTCATTGCTTCTCTCCCTTTCAGGGGGCAATATTGTTTAACCGAGCTCTTGCGAGGTTGTAAACTAAATGTATTGAGACTGTGGGGAGAGTGGCATAACAGCACCTGTATTAATGCTTGGCGCTCACTCTCCTCCACCGATGCCCTGTAGTCGCTTAGGGCGGCCGTTTGGGGGCCACGCGGATAATGTCGATCATCTGTCGTCTTCCTCCGCTGTTGGGCAGAAGCAGAACATGATCGTACCTCCATGTTGAGACCAGCCTAGGCAAGATTTACCGCCAATATTAAGGTGGGCGAACTAGGCGTTACGGTCGTGTGGCTTTGGACGGATACCTGCTTACGACTGATACATGGTTCGGTGGGGACAGAGGTTGTCTTAGGCTGAGAAGTGAGACTCAGCTTCGTCGGTCTCTTATCCTTGCCCACCATTCCTCAACACCTAAGCTTGGATCAGAGGACGATGGTCGTTCGATATAGTCAGTGTCTTCGTACCTTGGCTGTAGAAGATCCCCCAGTTTATTAAGCATCCCGCAGACTAAACATTGGGACGGGGGTAGGCCGGTATTTCTAGCCCTACATACATCTTTCAGCTTCATACGGCTAATGAGACCGCTGCTTTCCTACTAGATGCAGTTCTGTCTTACCTTCAGAGGGAGTTAACAGAACTGAAGAGGGACTTTATTCCTGTGTGTTTACCACCCCCATCAAATTAAATCAAGGGGATCTTTTTTCACCATCTGCGTGTGCTTGCAGAGAGGGACTCGAACCCTCAAGGTTCCCTTTAGGAGAACCACAGGACAGTTTTTCTCATGTCTTGCACTACCGTGGAGAGCCATAGAGCTCTACGTCAAAGTCAGTGCCTTACACCTCGGTCACGTCATCTTACTGTACCCTTACAGCAATGAGATCTAGAGGTAGGGGAGTGACGATACCCACTCATTCACCATGTTGCACATGGCTGCGTTCGTTCACAGACCTGTCACCACTCAGTAAAGCATGTCCGGAGATCTTTGCCTGTTGCTCCCCGTTGGGGCTAGGGATTTCCACCATGTCTCGATCATCCAGCTGGGACTCTACCTTAGACCAGCCGTTACCAAAACCTGGGTGGTTACGATCCACATATGCTGGCCAAGACATCTGCGTTTCCGCTTCACCGCTACCAGTTCACTGCGTCAGTATTTTCATTCCTTCCGGAAGAGGGTACTTTAGCCTTGCAGTCTGTCCATCTACGTCATGTGCAGGAGCTCTGCGATGTTTACCCCACTGGGTCATCTTGACACAAGGTAGATCGAGAAGAGCAAGCTTAGGAGACGCCCTGCCACCTCTATTTATCACCACAGAGATCTTTTGGAAACCCCACAGTCCCGGTCTTCTGCTTATGACTGCAGAAGCACATGCTGTTGAAAGGAGGTTGGCTAGACCTTTAGCCGGGGGATGGAATATTCCTCTTTACTACCAGAGGGCCACCTTGTCGCCCGTTCCTTCTCCCGCTTATCTGGCGGGTGCTGTTTACTGTCGACGCCTCAAGCGGAGGCATCACCACAGCATGACCTAAAGCCGAATCAGCCCTAGTCCTAGTTGATACTCCCGTAGATTATACGGGATGACCGCAGACAACTTTCATAACACCTTTGCACTCCCACCGCTCAGTTCCCTCCTGACTAGCACTGAGACTATCCGGGATCGCACCGGAATGTAGCGGCTTGTATAGGGCTTGCTTGACTGATCTCGTTGTCACCGTAGGTGTTGTCGGTTAGGTCCTAGCCCACAGAGACGTAGTGCTCTGCTGTGACATCTATTTGATACTCCGCGTATGGGGCAACCGCGGATCTCCCCGCTTACCTAGGGGCTACTGGGCTTGACACCGCAGGGGTCTCGCGCGCAACTTTGGACATTGTGCACGCACGGGTGGGTTCGCTACGTCCTTCTACGCGCTCTAAATAGAGGCGCAGGCAACCAGGGTTCTGTCGTCAGAACCAGCGATTTTCTACTACCCCGTGGCTTCATAAGAAGCTAAGGAAGTATTTCGAAAGGTCCCCAAGCTTTCTTAAGCTGGCGTTGGTAAGCTCTAATCCAAATTCTTCTTGCAGTCTGCTCCAGACCTTCCCAAGGATGGTTCTGTCTAGCCGCTTCGTATATCATCCTTGCATGGATGACTAAGGCCATGTCCGGAGGATTATCAGCCGGACGTAAACCTTTCGCACACACCATGTTCAATGTATGCATCTCAGACAACGTCAACGGCTGTTCGTTCGACCACACGGTAGCCTCCTCAGATGGCACTGCGCCAACGGTTGAAGTATTTGTAAGGAGCCTTCACCTCAACGGGAGGCAAGCCTTTCGTGCGCGCTATGCGCATCAGTTTCTTGATGTTCATGTTTCCCCAAACTTCTTTGGTGTATCTTCTTCATCCAGATCAGTCCAGACATCAAGGCTTCCTTCAGGAAAGGTACCGTGATGGACTGCACCACCAAGCATCTCGTAGGTGTCTGCAGAGAACCAATTACAACGGTAGTTGGTTCCTTCGATGGCAACGACGGTCATACAAGGACCGCCAGACTTCAGGTTCACAAGATCGCCTACTTCCAGAGCCATTAGAGTTCTCCCAGTTTACGAAGATTGCGCATGATTGCGCGATGATGACGCTTACGCTTGCAACGTGTCTGCTTGCTCATTCTGTGCTCCTTTCAATGAACTAACAAAAGAGTGGCTGTCGCAGAAGGCCCGATGGTCATTCCTTCTCACAGTCACTACATCCACAACGGCTTTCAACCTAGTAAGGGGATGCAGCTTTAGTCTTTAGCTAGCCGGCGTCAGATCCAGCTCAGGGATCGGGTGCACGACAGTACCAGTCAGTGCGAACACGCCATAGACGTCTCCCACGTACTTGGTCGCCTGCTTCCGAGCCTTCTCAATCGCCTCGGCTTCACTGGTGTGGCCAGTGTTCTGATGGCTGGAAATACGCACCTTGCCATCTTCCTCGGTGACCAACTCAGTCACAACAAACATCTTCTGCATTGTTCTTCTCCTTGTTGGGTTCAAAAGAACCTAATCAATAAGCTTCTTGTGGAGCAACGTTCACTAAACCTCTAGTCTGTTTAAGCTCTTCTTCTGTACCATGTTTTATAGCACTGTACGGAACAAGATTATCCACACGCACAGAACTTAAACGAAGTGCCCAGGCTTTCTTACCACCCGAACTAGGAACAGTATATGGATAGAGTTCACAGGAAACTGTTACATCCGATCCATGTCCTATAAATCCTTCAAAGATAGTATTATCTTTGTTTAATACAATAGGAGCAGGGAAGAAACGATCTACGCCTTTATAGGTCTTTCTCTGATATCTGCCGAAGGTTGCATAGTAGCCATCGTCATCTTTCTGCAGACGAGTGAGAATTCCTTTAACAGCTTGCAGTTCCCTAAAAGCTTCTAATGAAGGTTCGTTGAAGTAAAGTTTAATAGACCACTTATTGTATTTATCAACGTTGGTCAATGAGTTCCAATGTGCTTTGCCTTGGAAGGCAACCTCTTTATTCGCCATCGTGAATTGTCCCATGGGACTCGATAGCGAAGTCAGTAGGCTGATCCTCAACAGGCACATCTTTTAGATAAGTCTCTTCCACATAAGCTTCAAACTCAGGTGAAGGATCCTTCTCATTCGCTACAAATAGGTTAGTGGTATTATACATCTTATCTCGATAAGAGTATTCAATTCCAATGTGTGTCATCTCTTCTCCTTAAATATAATAGCAATAGTTATGTCGCCAGCGGTCAACAGAGATATCTGCATCTTTCTGATAACCAGTTTCAATCTTCTTCAAGGCAACAATCTGTTCATTGGCTTCCCGAACAAAGTTCAGGTTCATCCTACGATGTCCAACAAAGAACTCGTGAACAGTTACCCCAACAATGCCAAAGGCAACTGAGAAGGTAATCGCACCAATTCCATAACCAATGAAGTCTGCAGTGTACTGACTAAACATTCTTTTTTCCTTTAATGTGTATAAGCCCAGTTAGTCGCGATAGTATAGTCTTTAATGTCATCATTGTAAAAGCTTCCTGCCAATGGGCATTTGAGTTTCAACTCTTCACCTACCATTCTAAGTGACTTGGCTTGTGTTTTTGCAATCATCAAAGCCACATCCATATTGTTCTTACACTCGGTTTGCCATTCATCATGAACGAAATTAACAAACTTCCAGTCATCTCCAATAATATCTGGAAACTTATTAAACTGATTGTGCCACAGTAAAGTGGCCTTCTTCATTATCACAGCCTCTCCATTCTGTAGATACCCAGACATACAGAGATGTCTCCGTTCAGAGACTGTCTCGCCGGGAATACGAACGGTGCGTCCGTCAAGGCCCACGAACCATCCCCTCTTAGCGTCAGAGGGAATTGTACTTTCTTTAAGATCGGTGAAGCCTTGGTATCTATCCATGAGGCGTGCAAGTGCGCTCCTAGCCTCGTCCTCGGAACATCCCAGGATTTCACCCAGTTTGCCAAGTCCTGCTCCCAGAAGTAGAGCGTAGATAAAACGCTTTGCCGCTTGTCGACTCTTGCAGACAGGACCAAGAATTCGTGCGTTGAGTGAATGTGGGTCACTTTTGTCTTCCTTCTTCCCGTCTACCAGAGCTTTGGTGAACTCATGATCATCAATGTAGTGAGCAAAGATACGTAACTGAATGCCTTCTGCATCTACTCCAACAAGGAGACGGTTCTTTGGAGCACACCATAAAGAACGCATCTCCTTGCCGAGTAGTTTCTTCTTGCCGAAGGTATCTAACTCATTGGGGATGTTGGCTGTGTTTGGCCGTTGGTGAGCCATACGGTGAGTCCACGCACCAATTCCGAGAAACTTACCGTGGATACGATCCTGGTCAACCAAACTCAGCCATTCAGTGAGGGTGCGCCTCCTGCTTTCAAAGAGGATACGCTGTGCCAGGGTTCTGGCGGGGGCGGGGGCATCTTTAGGCAATGTATTTAAATTATTCTCGTTGACCTTCCAGCCAACCTTCCTCATCCTTAATAAACCATCATAGCATGCCGCACGGTCTATGTCAAACGAGCTATCTCGGTTTCTACTCCAGTCTAGCCTCGCAAGCTCTCGCTCTGCATCTAGGTGGGTCTTCGTTTTGTCTATAGGCTTCCACTGAGCTTCGTTTAAGACTTCGATAATCTGCTTATGGCTGGAAAGATTAAACTCTACTTGCTTCGTGAGTTTATATACTTTGTCAGCCTCGTATAGATGGATGTTTTCATGTAAGGACCTAGGTACACTCGTCCGGGATATAGTTCCGTGTTTAGTAAGCTTTGGAGTGAACTCTCGGATGGTGACAGTTTTCGGTGGGAATTCTTTAAGTATTGCTTCATCTAATATCGCTAGCTCTTCGGCTACTTTCTCTAAGAGATTAGAAGCTTTAGCAGTATTAAAAGCAAAGCCATTATCGTGCAGGCTATTAACCACGAGCTGGAATTGATGTTCCAGTTTAATAGCTTCAAGATGAGTTGGGTTAGTAATAAAGCTATAGTGCCTGCGATATACCCGCTCACAAATATCAACATCTCTGACACAGTAGTCCTCCATCTCTTGTGAGTATTGTTTGAAGTCGTTGAACTTAATCTTAGGTTCTCCGAACTCCAAACCATACTGCTCTATCGAATGACCTCCAGTACGCGAGTAGTCCACAAGTCTTGAAACGATAAGGGTATCGATGGAACAGTCAGCGACAGTAGGAAGATCAAGACCAATAAGACGGTTGAGTATAGGATAATCATATTCAAGCCAGTTGTGACCGATCCAGAGCGTGACGTTCTTGGATAGTTTAAGAAATCGGTCAGTATCCGCTTCGTTCTCCGTTGGGCGGAAGACATGCATCTCTCCTGTGTCTAAGTCCTTGCAGACTATACACCAGATCTTAGATGGCTTAACCAAGCTATTGGTCTCAATATCAATTACTAATCTCAATTAACTGGCTCATTAAGCTCATGATATTTACTATCCTGTCCTAGAACAAAGACAACATCTGTCTTCTCTTTCACAGGTAAACCTACCTCTTCAAAGAAGATTGTATACAACTGGGTATCAATATTAAAATCTTTGTCTAGGTATCTAAAGATTGTATTAGGAGCAGGGAAGGTATTCCCCCATCCACGCTCTAGGTTAAACTTATATATTCTATTCATGCTATCCTACCAAAGTTCTCATCTAAAATATGCACTTGCTCAGAACCATCGTACTCTTCGATGTAATACCTTGTTCCTTTTGGAACCCAAGCAATACTTACACCGTCATACTCTAAACCACCGGTATAAGCAGTTGGATACTTCTTCTTTGCTAAAGAAATTAACTCTTCCTTAGTGACAACCTTGTCTATTGCTTCTGCAATATCTTTGTCTGTAGGGTCTACTTCATCAGACCAAGTAGACCAGCCAGCTCCATATCCTGGAGAATAGACAACGGCAACTTTACCATCTCTTTCTAACTTATCCTGCATCTTTCACAAACTCTACTTCTTCTAATTTACTAGTGTTTAAATTAATGCTGTAGATGCTGTCTTCAGTAGCAATCCACAAAGTACTATCGTTGATCTTATACATGAGCATAGGCTTCACATGCTTAGTACGATCAATAGTTTCTTTCCATTTCATAAGAAATACCTTTGGTTTAAAACCCGGCCGCTGGCCGGAAGAGAGAACAAGAACTTAGGCTATTAGCTTGACCAAGAGGTCTACGCTGCTTCTTCTAATAGCACTACTTCTTGCTTCTTGTCAAGAATATCTTTTAACATTTCTTTCTTAAGCTTCTTATGTTTATCTATTGCTATATCAAACCTAGGGTTCTCTTTCGCTCGCATAAACTTGACCCCTCTATCCAGTTTAGACATGAGCGCCATCTCTTCCCTAGAGACAGGAATAACAGTAACCATTAGAATTCTCCTCTATAGAGATCTTTTATTATTAACTTATGTAAGAAAGATATATAAACAATAACTAATATATTATATACAGAAGAGGTGGGTAAGAAGTATGTAATCCTATATATATTATATAAAGATATTAGAAGAGGTAAAGAATACTTATATAAATACTATAGTATTCTATCGTATACTATAGTATCTATTACGTAAGAAGATACTTACGTATATATACGTATGTATTACTATAGTATCTCTATCCTTACGTTCTCTCTACTATATAACATACTAGATACATACATATTTATACTAGAACTACCCGGTATGTCAAGCATTAATAATACATTCCCACCCTTAGTTTTATTAATAATCATCACTTTAATCAATTCAGGACTATTAATCAAATGTTTCTTCGTACAAAGGAATATATCCCCTGGCTTCATCTTAGACAGCCAGTCATCCTCTCCCGGAGGTAAAGACCCCGCAGCTTTAGCTTTTATCACCTCTTCGAGATTAATAATCTCCGCCTCTTCGTGGTACTCTTTCATTAGTTTTCCAATCCAATCTCGCTGTTTGCCCACGGCTTATTCTCCTTAGCAAACTGCTTCCAATTACATCTACTTCCCTCTTCTACATACCAAGTAACTACAGTTTCAAAATATTCTGCATAAGGTCTTTCCTCAATCAACTGCTCTGCTACTTTCTCTTCTAAACCATATCCCATCGGAAAGGGTTTATAATCCCACTTCCAAGGTTTACAGTCTCCTGTTTTCAAATCTTCAAAGTAATTATCCAACAGTTCTCTGGTCTTCCGACGGTCTGTTCTTTCCGCTAATTCCAGAAGAACAAGAAAGAATATGAGATACGCAGGAGGCCACATTTCAAACCTTCTCTTCCAATCGTATTCAGGATTCGCAGTCTTCCAACGAGGGATAATTTCATTCAGGACTATGATTGCTGCTAACTGCGGGAAAGTTCTCTGCTTTTTCATATCCTATATCCCTTCTACGATGCCCGTAGGAGCCTCTAGGAAGCTCACTGATGCGTTATTTTAGGGTGCCCGCTACAGGGGTACCTGCCCAGAAAAATAATCGCTGTACGAGGCTCTATTTGCCTTTCCACAGAGGAAGGCCATGTTCATTAGTTTTCACTATAAACTTAGTTAAATCTAAGTCTGCGTAGAAAGCAAGCAGGATTACTCTAGCAGGACCGTGGAGTATCCCTCGCTCCAACTTACTTAAGTGAGAAGGGTGAATACCAAATTCTTTCGCTGCTTCAGTTAAAGACTTGCCTTGCAGTTCTCTGAAGGACTTAAGAGCCTCTGCAAAAGACTCGTGATCGAAGGTGTAAGTAGCTCTAATAGTCATAGCTTAGTTCCCTCTTCAGAGAGAGGAGGCAGAGTCTTATTCTGCTGTGGATTAGGAGCTTCAAGAGGTCTCACATTCCCTTGAAACATGAAATAGTCAGGATTGAAATCACACTTCTGACCACAGCCATCCCTACAAACATATCCCTGAGTACCGTCAGCAGCATTGGAATACCACTGGAATCCTCTGGGATGCCGACATTGAAGTTTGTAGGCAAACTTATTCACACCGTTATACAACAAACCCCACCTAGCGTTGTATTTGTGTTGCATGTCTATTTCCTGAATGCTGCCCGCTGCCACAGGATGCAGCGCTCCATGGTAGTGTCGACGGTGTTCATTCCATGCTTGAAGGCGAGCTTTGCCTTCTGCATCTTGTCTTCAGGAGCGGCAGAGACCTGCTGCTTCTTGCGTTCATTGGAGAGAAAAGTCGTCCAGTCAGGACGATCCAGAACGCGCATGGCGTTCCATTCTTTTCTCAACTTGATCTTGTCCATACGCTCCCCTCCTTCATGAAAGATCGCCATCCCAGTTCCCCTCGTGAAATATCTGTTGGCGCTTGCGCTCTGCGCTCTCGTTATCGCGCGCATGGTAGATGATCGCGCGAATACGCCTACGTTCCGAACGCCGGAACTTCGCTGCGTGCTTGCGCAGCTTCCTGTTTGAGAGCATCTTCGATCCTCCGATAGTGCTTGATGACACGCAGGTGAAGCTTACGCACGTGTTTCTCAAATTTCATGGTTTGAGAAATCGTGTGATTATTTCGCTTAGCTGCAGGCAACTGTTGACGTTTAGTCACGCCAAAGACACCGTTCTTTCCTTCCTTACGTGCAGCCCAATGGGCCTTACGTCTTGCCTGCTTCGCTACTGGGAATGTCATTCCCGTTCTCCTCAATAAGATAAGACCCAGTGCTACCGAACTCAGTTCCCCAGAACAGATCAGGGTCGTACTCTACTCCGGTGGCACGTTCGAACTGCCAGCCCATCCCTGCAGTGATGAGCTTGTCATCCACCTCAGTGACCCGCATACGCATTGGTTTCTCAAGAAACCATCGTGTGACGATGTCGCCTACCTTAACATGAGAGAAGTCAGCCATCACATCCTCCAGTCAATAGGCTCCTTGCCTAACTCGTGAAGCTTAGTGTTCACCGTAGTGAACATGCGAGAACCTAAGAAAGAGTTCTTCGGCATTCTGCCATGCATATAAGCTAACGGAGATGGATGGGAAGTATAAACTACCTTGCTCGTAGTATCGTCGATATACCTGTCATAAGCAGCTGCTTTAGAACCCATGAGTACGTACACCACTCCTTGAGGATTAAGCTTCTCAAAGATCTCCTTAGTCAGATAAGTCCACTCACCCCAGTCATGACTAAGAGACTTACCAGTAGTGCAAGTAGGAATAGTATTCCACAACAAGACACCACGATCAGCCCAAGCCAGTAGATTACCGGATGTAGGGGCGGGATACCCGAGGTCATCACCATACTCCTTGAATATGTTTAAGAGTGTAGGCGGACACTGAGCAATGGGAATGGTTTCAGGTACACTATACGCGTACCCGGTGGCAAAGGCTTTGTTGGGATAGGGATCTTGTCCAAGCAGCACAACTTTGGTGGAGGCTCTCGGTGTGCGAGCGAGAGCAGAAAACCAAGCTTTACGATCAGGATTAACAGAAACACCCTTTGCCAGTAAGTCATTGATCCTCTCCCTCACCACTTGGAATTCACCTGACTTCCAGAAATTTAATTCAGCCCACGGATAATGCATTAACGACTCCTTTTCTCCGAATTCTTATATAAAAGATACGTGCTCCTTCCAGGACCTTCAGTCCCTACGACGTAATGATCACCATAATCCGATCGAGATAATACTCCATGGATCTTGATGCGTTCACCATCTCTCCACAAACCAATGCTGTCCTCCCAAACATCTCCTTCCAATTGATTAATCTGACCTAACGAATTGTAACTCAACTTCCAATTACGCAGCTCTGCTCTGAATAGCACTGATTTGATTGTCATTGGCAGCTTCCCCTATTTCTGTGTATTGTCTGGTATTCTGATCAAAGATATAACTACCAGCAGGACCAGTCTTACCGATGTCTCTGCTCTTCGAGATCATCAGATGCATGATGCTACTGATATGCGGATCAGCGTTGGTGAGGTCGCGGGTAATATCGATACGCATATCCGCGACTTTACTGATGTATCTACTCCCTCTCGTCTTCCCATCGTCATTGACGTGAGATACTACGATGAGCGAGAAGTCGAGTTCTTTGACGAGGATTTCGAGTCTTGTGGCGAGATAATCGAGAGCACGGCGTTCATCTTCTCCTGCAAGGCCAGAAACAGCCATAGTGATGTGATCCAGAAGCACGAAGCGGCACTGACGACCAGATACAAGGAACCGTATGGTGTCAATGAGGGAGTCTGGATCATCTGACCCAAAGTGAGAGTAAATGTTAAGACGCTCATCTTTCTTAACAAGGCGGGATATTGCGTCAGCGACCTCAGCAGGGCTGCGAGAGGTATCAGGAAGATGGACTGCTTCTCCGATCTCAATTCCTGCCAATGCTTGAAGATGGCGCTTCTTAGGTTCTTCCAGGTAAATGGCACCGACGTTGGCATCGTCAACCTCCTTGAGCAACTTGTGCTCGATGGCGTGCATTAGTTCCGTCTTACCCACTCCCTCCTGTGCTGTAATGAGTACAACTTCCGCTGTACGGATGCCGTACGTCATCCTAGTCAACGTAGGGAACGGGTAAGGTGCTCCCCACTTCGGAGGCTCTTTCAGTATATCTCGGAAATCTTCGAGTGAAGATACGATGCGCTCCGGTTGATAGCGCTTCGAATTCCACCATATCCTTCGTAGATCGTCCACTTCACCTGCGGACAGATACTCGTTGGCATCTTTTCGCTTGGTAAATTGGACGTGATAAAGTTTGTTGTAATCAAACAGCTTGCTAACTTCTCGGAGAGCACGTCTACCATGCTCGTCGTTGTCGAACGCAAGGTATATGCGTTCAAATGAATTAAGCCATGCTCTGTCAATAGTGCAATCACGCACAGCAGTAACGCTGCTTTGCACAGAAACGACCGGACCTTTGAGGATTTCGTAGTAGCTGAGCGCATCTGTCTCTCCCTCGGTGATGGTCACATACTTATGTGCACCAGCAGAGAACTTATCTCTACCAAACAAACCAGCTTTACCAATATCTCCGGTGGTATAAAAGTCCTTTGTCTCTAGCTTCCTAGTCTTCGAACTGTCTATATACGGAAAGACAATTGATGTGGGCTTACCATCAGCATCAATCTTCGTCTTGGTATCGTAGACAGCCATAGTCTCTTTGCTGATACCTCTCCAAGGCAAGTATTCATAAGTGAAAGACAAATTAGGTTCCTCAGTAAAATGTGATGATTTATAAAATCCACAGGAAAAACAATAACCATGTCCATCATCGTACTCATGGTACGCATCTGAAGATGGACACTTAGGACAAGGAAGCCTACTTTCTACTAGCCTTGAGTTTGGCTTCCCAAGCCTTGATCTCGGCAGCAGTTTCGAGTAAGTTTCCAACGTCGTCGTATCGTAGTGGGGTGAGAGTGCGCTTTGGGACACTTAATGGTTTCTCATCAAAATAATCTTTGTATGCAAAATCATAGAACTTAGAAGCTTCTTTCAATGCATCCATGATCGTGAAATGCTCGCCGTAGTCGCGAGTGGTGACTTTACCAAACTGAATTCCATTGATCAGTTCGTTCCAGTAGTCCGGAACGCCTACGTACATGAACGGAGCGAAGGTTTGATCTTTGGTGCGAGAGGTATGGACGACTTTAGCGTTCTCATCCATCACTTGAATACGATGAGGAACGCTAATACGCACACGTCTTCGAATGAATTGTACGCCGTTCTCCCAGTGCTTGTCAAGCTCTTTGATCACGTCTGTGGGGACAGCGAAGACTTCTCCCCTGATCTTACAGTAGGGAGAAACATTATCTCGGTCAGGAAATGGAATAGGGAATGTTTCTGCTCCCAAGTTCTTTTTCCACATAGAGAAAGCAGACTTGGTGAATGCTTGCCCGAAGTATTCTGCTCCTTTGAGCATCTCCAGCCTACGATGCCCACGCTTCATGTCACCGTACACGAACATGTAGTGAGCTTTCTTCTCCTCCAGCTTCGCAGCATCAGGAGTGTATCTCAGCATCTCCTTCACCTGCTGAAGGAAATTCTGGGAAGGGAAGTCCGGCATACCAATAAGCTTCTTGAAGACTTGCATCGTGTGCTCCTGTCATAGAGGTTGATGAGGTGGAACCTGGTGATGCTGGTGCAATGTGGCCCAAAGCCAACACCACCAGGCCACTGCGCGCAGAACAGGGTTAGCGAGACCCCTTTCGGTGATCCGTGCGCTAGCTTCTCTTACAGCGAGACGACGCGGATCGGAGCATCATCCTCATCGTCTGTCGCTGCAGGAGTGGGAGCAGGAGTAGCAACCTTCGCAGGCTCAACCTTGGGAAGAGCCGTCGCCACGATGTCTTCGACCTTGGCAGTCTTCGGGATCGCTGCTTGTGCCATCGCCCATTTGCGACGGAACTCGATGAACAACAGAACCATGAACTTGGGGAAACCCTTGGTTGCGATGTCCAGGGAAGCGTAAGGCCAGGTCATGATGTCGTCCATGGACAACCCCATTTGCTCAGTAGCTGACGGATACTTCTCCTCTGCTTTCGCCCATTCTGCCGGATTCTTGATCAGCTCACCTTGTGCGATTACGTGTTTCTGGAAAACAGGGCTGGCGATGACGGTGAGCAGGTTCTCCGTCTCGAGATCAGTCAAGATCATCTTGTCGTCGACCGGAGGCTTGGTCGTCTTCGGGTTGATGTCCTTGAAGTCTTTGACCGGAGCAGCCTTCTCCTTCGCCGGCACCAGGGTAGACGGTCCGATCAGACCGTTGAGCAGACGAATGTGCTCAGGACGGAGAGCAGACTTCTTCACTTCGATGGTCGGACGAGGCTTGTCCTTCCATCCCACCGGAAGCTGAGCAGTCTTGCCGATGTAGGTGCGATAGAAATCCTTCGCCATCTGCTGATTGTAATCGTTGGGCGGAGCGATCTTGATGACCTCATCCGGAATTGCTGTTGCCGGTGTCTCCTTCGGAGGAACGACAACAACATCATCGTCATCCGGAACAACCGGAGTTGCCTTCGGACCGGGAGCAACGATGTTGGCGACAGCCGAGGCTGCGGTGGAAATCATCGAACCAAATTTACTGGGTGTTGCCGCAGTCACATGCACACCTTCGACTGCCTTCGTGCCGAAGTCCATGCCCATCAGGTTGGATGCCCAACCGAAAGGTGTGGCACCGCCACGCTTGGAGAAGGCGAGCAAGTGACCGTTATCGCGCATCATCACGATCGCACCATCGCCCTTCTTCGGAAGATCCTTCAGCGTGCCGCTGACCATCGGATTCTGCAGGTCTTCCCAGAGCTTCTTGAAGTTACGGCCGTTGAGGTCCAAGCTGCTCTGCAGCATCGGGATGATCTTCGTGGTGGCGACGAAGAATGCTGGTGTGTGGGATGAACCAGACGGAGAGAAGTCTTCGATGAAGCCATCTCCTTCGATCGCGCAGACCAGTTCAGGAACTCCTTCCTTATCGAACAGAACGAACGGCTGCATATCGTCCTTCTGCAGTTCACCTTCGTGCTTGCCGAGCACGATCAGAGTGGGAACTTCGTAGTGCGCCGAGATGAAATCCTTGATCTCCGCCGCTGTCACTGGACCATAGTGACCGCAATGGAAAATCGGCTTCCCATCCTTCACGCTCTTGAAGGCGAGACCCGAGAACGTATTGAAGTTCTTGGTCACCACTTCCAAGTATGCGTCCGGGATTGGATCGGCCTTGGGGTTCATCGCCAGAATAACTTGCTTCATCTTGTGCTCCGTTTTCATGGGCTCATTGCCCAAACTTAGTGGTAGATCTCGCAGCGATCACAGGTGCTTTCGCATCTGCTTCTTGGGTACGGTCAGGTAATGGTGCTGGCCGGTCGTAGATCCCGGAGAGAATTCGAGAGGCGATACCCAGCTTGGTATCCTTCTTCGGCTTCAGTTCGGGTATCTTCTGAGCAAAGAAGTGGCGATACTCGCTTGCTGTCTTTGGATCCATGTCTCCCTCGTCGAGAAGCTTAGACATGGTGTCCTCGATGGCATCGGCGAACGCCCTCTGCTGCAGCAGCGTGCGCTCCCTCCGCATCTCCCGATCCTCTTTCCAAATGTTGTAGCGTATCTTCGTCCATCCCCATGCCTTGGGCATCAGACGAAGCAGACGTAACAACAGATAGAAACAGATGAGGGTAACGATCAACCCCGCCCAGAAGCGGTGAGGATCGTATTCATCTGCAAGGGCCATGAACCGCGCAGGAAGTTTACTCAAGTCTAACTCTTCGAGATTGTATTCTCCTGAAACACTCATTCCATCCTCCTTTCGTGGATGAGTAAATGGTGCCTGCTGCCGGAGTCGAACCGGCACGCTTGCGCAAGGGATTTTAAGTCCCTCTCGTCTACCAGTTCCGACAAGCAGGCACTAAGTACCAAACTGAATAGGTTCTTCTCTAAGAGATTCTCTGAAAGGGTAGAGGATCTTCGGTGCTACCAACTCACTGATATCAAAGAACTCATCTGCCTGTCGACGGAGTTCATCAGCAAGCATGGAAGGTTTTGTCTTGATGGTGGAACAAACAGTCACGTATACACCAAGCTTCTGGAGGTTGTCCACCAAATAGGTGAAGTCTCCATCTCCAGTGAACAGCATGATGTGGTCTACATGCTTTGCCATCAGCATCGCATCCACCACCATCTCCACATCCATATTACCCTTTACCTTCATCCTTCCAGTATCTTGATTCAAGAACTCTTTGGTATCTTTCACGTTCATGGTGAAACCGTTGTACTCCAACCAATCACACAGCCTGATAATAGGATTGTCGTCTTGATTGGGACGAATGGCAGTGTAGTAATATGCACGAAATAGGCCACGCTCCCTCTTCAACCATTCAAGCAATAGCTTGTAGTTAATGGTAAAACCAAGGTTCTTTGCGGAAGCATAGAAGTTCGAACCATCGATGAAAGCTGCGGTCTTCATAGTGTGCTCCTGTTGAATCGACCTGTCATAGTGCAGAAAGAGCCTCAGCCAGCGCGCAGGGGAGTACGCACCAACTGAGGCTCTCTCACTCACCGAACCTAGGCATGTCCTTGGAGGGAGGGACTACAAGGGTAGGTTCGGACTCGGGATCGAATACCTCCGCCCAGATAACGAGCTGGCACTGGAAGTCTCGATATATTGCATGCCGATCAGTGTAAACGATGGACCTTCTCCACAATCCATCCACACCGTTAACTAACAAAACGTAATGTGTCCCCTGAAAGAACAGCTTCACACGTTTCTCAGGATCAAGGTGGATCATGTTCCACGTGTGTATCTTGTGTCTTCGTAATTCACCAGTCCACATAAATTCTACTTGACTAAGCTTGCTTAACAGAGTAGATTTGATGACCGAGTCTTTACGGTCAGCACTAATCTTCTCTAGCTTGTCCAATCGTTGCTGTTCATAGTAACGAACAGGCGTAGCGGCGTCATCGATATTGAAGCATCGACAGAGGAACTCGAAGTGTTCCACTTGATCTTCAGAGCGGATGCGTGCTCGATACCTGAACACATCCTCTGCACTCGGTGGAATAAGACGCCCACCAGGAAACACACCAGCTAGTGATGGTCCCTGTTGAGACTTTGGTTTAACTGCTGCTGAAGAGAAACGTTTGTATCTCTTCTGTCTGCCAGATGGCTTAGACTTCTTCCAAGGCATTGCTTCCCCCGATTATAATACCAGTATACCAACCCTACCGTGTATGTCAAATGACTGCACGCGTAGGAAGTGATGATCAGATATCCAGATACCAACAGCCTCCGAAACGGTCTGTCCAACATCCCGTGAACTCCTCACGCTCTAATTCACGCATTGGGTCATCCCCTTTGCTGTAGAATTCAACAGAGATGGTATTACGATCTGGGAACGAATTGATCCAACCACCCCTGAACAAGAAGTGCCAGACATTATCCCCGATCTCAGGTTTGTCATTCCTCATGATCACCACCGAAGATCGATCTTATACCCAACAGTCTTTGGGTAGTCTTTCTTCAGTGCAATCATGTGACCAATCATGACTGCAAGTGTCTTCATGATGCCTGAGCGTAGCTGTATTGTCTCCCCACGCTCATCGTAAGCCTTGATGATTACATGCATGACACTTCATCCGGATGCATGTCTGAGCGCAGCAACATGAATGCGTCTGCATCCGAGCCGTCGAATACTTTATCAGCAGCACGGATGCACCATAGCTTCGCTTCTTTCTCGTATAGATCGGCCATCCAACACAAGGGTTTTTCCTCTTTGTTCAGCAACCATATGTTCCATTTGGCGTTCATGATAGGTGCTCCTAACCATGCAACGCAGCATCACGAAACGAATCCTTGCGCCATGCAGGAGCCTTAACAGCCACCGCACCGCCCAAGAAGTTGAGCTTGAATGGCTGATCCGAATCGAACAACCAACACGTAAGCAGATAGTTCATGTGCGTGGGAAATACACACCACACGCTACCGTCGTTCGCTACCCTAACCTGGAATCTCATGGCATTCCCCTGCGATGTTGATAAGTTCACAAAGAAAGTCGATGTTCTCGTTGCTCGTAAGCAACACGAATGTATGCAACAACAGACGCACACGCGGATGAAAGCGATCCTTCTTGATCGCGTCACGTAAGCCTTCCATCGTGACTATGGGACCGTATTCATCGCCCGATGAATTGCGTGGTGTCGACATGCTGCGCATTCCTTGGGCACAGAGGATACATACAGATGCCTGCCTCACCACACCAGCCACAGTTCATGTCAGGGCAGGTGTAGGTGGTATTCTTCATCCACGGCCACTTGCCGAAGATCACGCCATCACTCAGTGTCCGACACATGATGCGCAGACACTGGTCTTCAGTGGTCATCAAGGCGTTGTTGTACAACTTGATGACAACATGCACTGCTTCCGCATTAGGTGCGAAAGACTTGAGGATTGTCCCCACCTTAGCTGCTGCAAGATACTTTTCCATCTTTCCCTCCATTGATGTGAGAAGTGCTCCGTGATCCTGATCCTGTGTGTGCCCGTTGCCAAACAGCACTCTTGATCATTGCTCTAAACCTGCACTCCACAGCTCTGCGAGCCTTGAAGTGAGCGACCGGAGGTTGCGTCGACTATGCCGTCGCAGACGCAATTAACGAAGATTACTGCCCAAACTTAATCTGCTTGGGTGCGAAAGCAGGATCGTGGTCACGATCATACTTCTCCTCCCACGGTTTCATCTTGGCAGCGGGAGCCTTATACAACTTGCGCTCCCAGAACGCTGCAATCTCTTCTTCTCTGGTCATCTGATTTCCCTCTCTCGTAAGCCAGAGGTATTTCCAGCCTATTAACCATAATACCACCACTAGGGTGTATGTCAAACAGCCACAACTGTTGGATGTTCTAGTCTTACCCACACCCCGTATCAGTGAGCGCTTGCCCCACGAATAACAGCACTCGTAGTATCAGACCTTTAACTCACAGCGGTGTAAACACACATCAAAACCAGCACCTATCACTTGTTTAGGGTAGGAATGGATGCCTATCGTAGGACATGGGATTGTGTGCCCGAGGCGGGATTAAAATCATATGTTGCGTTGCCGTTATGTTCTTATTGCAGCGCACAATAAAAAACCCCCCGACCGTGAGGCCGAGGGGTGAGTTAGGTCACGATAGCAGGCAGTTGGTTAGGCTGCCTTATCCTTGCTGTTCACACCAGCTTGGATAGCGTTCTGTTCTTTGTTGTAGATGTTGTACTCGTGTTCGATGTCCGCCCAAATGGGATCGAGACCCATGTACAGCCCTCCGAGCAGAGTAACGAAGCGCTTGCGGTCATCGCCCTTGGGCAGTGACGCAAGCTTGGCGAGAATGCGAGCATAACCACGGCTGCTTTCATCCCCATCCGAACCGCGCAGATAGGCAGTCATCTCTGCAGCGTAGTCGCCGAACTTGTCTGCCGATGTGATGTGAGAGACAAGCGCACCAGCAACAGGCTGCGTTGCCGTTCCCTTCTTCTTGCCCTTCTTGCCGCTGTTCACAAGGGCTTTCCATTCGCCCATGCTTACCTTGTTCTTTTCGGCGACATCGGGCTTCAGAGAGAGGAACTCGCCGTAGCTGAGATAGCGATAGGCTTGCGGCTTGTTGGTATCGGTACGCGGTGCCTTGTCCAGCACGCAGAAAGGCGCGTTCGTGTTCATGTCGTAAGTCTCGATTGTCCCGCCTTGCCCATCAGGCTTGTTGACGGTCGCGAACGTAATACCAACCAGCGGAAACTTGTTGCCAAGTTCCGTGATCTTGTGATGCGCCAAGAGAGAACGACGCACCAAAGACCGCAGCGTAGTGAGACGCGCATTGAAGCGCCGGACAGACGCTTCCTTCTCAGGGTCCGCGATATCCTTGCTATCCGCGAGGTTGCGGATAGAAGCACGAATACTCGTCCCTTCGTCGAGGTTGTCTGCGAACGTGTTCGTGAACGTACCGTTTTCCTTCTTAGCGGTCATCTCGTTGACACTTTCGAAGTGATCGGGATTGTTCCCTTCCTTCGAGCCAGGAATAGGCGTCTCGTCCAGCTTGGCCTTGCCCAACTTGGGCGAGGTGAGCATTCGGATATAGACGCTGTGAACAGACTGCTTGTTCTTTTCCGCAGTTTCCACACCACTGTGAAGCACCTTCTTAAGTGCCTCGTCCTCGTTTGCAGTGTGAGCAAGCTGGATGGCGCGTTGTGCGATAGTAAGCATAGTATGTGCTCCGTTGTGTTGTGCCATGTAACGCATGGCGCGTGACCTATCATGTTGCCTACATCTAACCCGCGTAGTGTGTGTCTAGATTAGACCAGCTTCGCGGTTGTCCATTTCGGCATGATACCAAATGCCGTTCTCGATATCCTGCTCACTATGGGACCATAGCCAAACAGAATATGCAGCTCGATCATACCAGTTGCTCATGATGTAGTTGGGTTTCACAACTGGCATTGGGTAGCGTGGCGGTAGCTTGCCAAGGGTATACTTCCAATCATCCCAATCACGGAATGCCGCAAGCTTACCAGTGACAACATTCACCTTGCGCGGTGCAAGATGTCCTCGTGATGGATGGCGAACAATACGAATAGCCATTGCCCTGCCCTCTAGTTGTGCGATTGGGCTATATGACCACATACACAACGCGGCCAATAACCAGCAGGCGGGTTTGGTTCCTTGTTGGGGCGATAGTTAGTACAAGAACAGTCATCGCAACGGTAGTCTTTGCGAGTGTGTACCTTGCACCCTTTGTTGTCCATCGCTGTACCATTAGCGATGAATGTACAAGTACAGATGTCCCTCCAAAACTTAGAGGTATGTTCCTTTATTCTCATGTCCTGCCCCCTACCAGAAACCAGCGCGAGGCAAGATCAGAGGCCATAAGCAATACTCGCGGCCCTCTCTTGCTGCCTCGTTGGTAGCAAAGCAGTTACCGATATAGAACTCGGACAACTCAGCCTTGAGTATCCAAGAGTAGGCTTGTCGATTATCCATTGTCTTTCCCCTTTCCCGTGTTGGAGCACGCGGGCTAGGTGAAGACAACATAACAGGTCGGTTATATCCCCAATCCATGCGGGATGCATAGCTGGGTATGACAAACAACTGGCCTGTATTCAGGCAGACCGTTTCTTATTGGATACTAAGGTATCTCACGATAGCTTCATACCAATAACTACCTTGAAATACTATTGTGGCAGCAATAAGGCATATGTCAAACGTAGTTAGGCCATAAATGTGTGCATGTGAGTTTTATGAACAAACAGACAGGTAAGCTGGCTATATTGAACGGCTGTTCAGATAGATGAACAAACGGGAAGCCCGCCTCTTCCTTTATCTTCTCTTATATTAATAATGGTAAAAGAAAGAGAAGTAATCAATTATAATCTCTAATCTCTTCTTACGTTAATATATACCTATTATTATAATCTTATATTAGTTATAAGGTTATAGATCTTCCTTACGCGTATAATATGCATCATTTTAGCCTTAAAATCTTCTAATTCTTAATCCTGTGAGACTAAATTCCTGCTGATCGAATGTGGGGGGCCTACCCCGCCTACGCGCCCGAATGAATTAGACGTCAAAAATATCGAGGAATATTTTTTACACACCTCATAAATTACTCACCAAAAATTTTAGGAAGGTTGAACAGCGGATATTCTTTCCAGCATCAATCTAACTTCTTTCGCTGTCAAGCAAGGGTAAGTATACCCAGCGTGAGTAACTTCGTATAATCTCATTTCTTTTCTCCACATTTCTTACACTTGCTGTAATAATTAACATATCCACAACTTTTGCAAACCCATCCATAGCTTAAACTCATGTTTGCTTCCCTTCTTCGTTCTTACGAAGATGTCTTTCGTACATGCCCATCTCTCCCGGTTGTCTCTTTCCATAATCTTTAGGATCCTTTCCTGCCATCTCTTCCATATATTTTTCTAAGTTCTTAATTTGTACTTCACAAGTTTTAATTCCTTGAGGAGTAATAACCCAAGGTTCTGGTATTCTCGCATCCTCTAAAGCTTTCTTCGCTTTCTTGAAATCAGCAAGAGTTAGTTTTTCTTCCATTTTCTTCTCCTTTGCGTACAGCCTCGTACAGCGTTTCAAATGTGCTTCAGGTAGGGTGATACCTATTTTTAATTTAAACGCACCAGTGACGTATGGTTTGGCATTATTCTGCCCTTCTAACACGGATCGTCGGTGTATATTCTCTCAGTTTCTTCAGCTTCTCTCCTTCAAGTGGGACGAAAGGGACAAATCTACATTCTCCGTTTACCGCCAACTTAGCTCCTTGGCCTATTCCTCTAACAGTCATTGAAGGCTCATCTGGAATGCTGTCCCTATAAACTTCTAGAATTGTAGAAGGATCTTTACCATCTTTAATTAGCTTACGACAGTAATCTAAGATTGGAGTATCTTGCTTACTTACTGGTAAGTCTTTCATGTTAACTTTAATTACTTCTTTCACTTCTTATCCTTTCCTACATTTATCACATACCCAAGCAGTATTACCATCCTGTAATACATACATACGTACCCATGTTTCTGTATTACAACTCTCACATAGTCCAGTACAATAAGAGCTTGTAGCCTCGCCAAGAGGCTGCGACAAAGCACTCATTTCTTGACTTCCTTTCTGTACTCGTGTATAATAACAAATAGAAATGAGTATATACCATGTACAGGGTATGTCAACTACAATAATGTTTATAAACAAAGGATTATTTAATTATGGCTACTTACAAAGGTAGAGAAGTCTCTATCGTTAGAGAATTACCACATCCTAACGGAGACCAAGTTACTATAGAACATAAGGATCTTTCTTTAGGAACAGAGATAGTTCCAAGAAATGAAGTAACCCTTTCTCCTAAAGAGATGGAAGAGGTAAAGAAGCAAAGAGAAGTTAATCTTACTTCTACAGAGTTTAACGTTACTGTAGAGAAGAAACATACAGGTACTATGACTGCTCCTAGCCGCAGCCCAAGCGAGGCTGCTAAAACTATTGGTGAGAAGAAATAACATGGGACAAGTATTTCACTTCATTAAGATTGCTTGTGCAGTAATCTTCGGCGTAGCCGGTGCAGTCTGTCTGTTCGTCGCCCTTCCTTACTGCGTTCCTCTCTTCTTAGGTTCCATGTGCTTCTCTCTGATGCCTGAGTAATGCCTTTCACCAAGATTACTAGTGGAAAAGATAAAGGTAAATACAGAAGTCCTAGCGGACGTAAGTTCACTAAAGGACAAGTGAAAGCATATTATGCAACAGACGGCTTTAAAAGAAAAACAAGAAAGACCTAACAAAGTTCTTTCTCTCGATGATAAACTAGATAAGGTTATGGAAGCTATTGTCTTCCAACAGCAACTATTAGTTACCACTCTCAAAGCAATGGATAGTCTACTTGCTGAAAAGAATAGCAAGATAATTAAGGTTTAATACTATGGGCATGTATACTGCTGGTGGAAAGATTAATACAACTACTGTGGTAGGATCTTCCACTACAGGACTGTATGCTGCTGATGGTTCTGTTAATATTGTTCTAGATGATGCAGTCAACAAAGGTGCAATCCACCCTTGTGGTGCATTGAGAGTAAGCTCTTCCACAGGAGTTACTTACTCTGATCCATCTGGAGCTGCTTATACTAACCATCTCCTGGGACCAGGGAGATGAACTTCTCCGAGTGGTTAACTCTAGTCGGCCTCGTAGGCGGAGGGATATTCAGCATCTTAGGATGGTCCATATGGGCTTCCTGGTGGCTGTCTAAACAGTTTGCTCAAACCAGACAATTAGTCTGGGACAGAGGAAACATCTTACAAGCTGGTATCGAAGCTAAGCTAGAATACCACGAACAACACGACGATAAACGTTTCGCTGCAGTCACCAATGATCTCTGGGCAATACGCGTTCGTAATGCCGCTAGAGATGGTGAACTCCTTGATCCAAGAGTTCTCACTTCTGATCGTAATAAATGAAAAAGAAACTAGTAGTCCTCTCTGACGACCGTCAGGAGAGACGAGAAGCTGCAGAAGCAGACTTTCTAAACTGGGTACATCTTGTTCAACCCAAACGGTTGTTAGGACACGTACACGAGGAGTTGGCTAACTTCTGGACTAGATCAGAAGCAGGAACACATCAATTAGTTCTTCTTCCCCGCGATCATATGAAGAGCACAATGGTTGCTCTCTATGCTGTATGGTTACTTACTAAGAACCCTACAATGTCCATCCTCTACATCTCTTCTACATCTAATCTTGCGACAAAGCAACTTAAATTTATGAAGGATGTATTAACTTCAGAGAACTATACTCTCTACTGGCCTGAGATGGTCAACAGAGAAGAAGCTAAACGAGAGAAGTGGACTGAACGTGAAATATCAATCGATCATCCAAAGCGCAAAGAAGAGTCGATCAGATTTCCCAGTATATTTACCGCTGGGCTTACTACTAATATTGTGGGTATGCATTGCGACCTTGCAATCATGGATGACGTGGTAGTTGCAGGTAATGCCTATACAGAAGAAGGCAGAAACAAAGTCCGTGAACAGTACGGTTATTTATCTTCCATCGAAAGTGCAGAAGGAAGAGAACTTGTCGTAGGAACTAGGTACCATCCTTTAGATCTGTATGCTGACTTAAGACAGATGGAAGTAGAAGAGTACGATGAAATCGGCAATGTTAAACACGCTACGCCACTATTTGAAATCTTTGAAAGAGAAGTGGAATCTGTGGGCGATGGGTCTGGACAATTCCTCTGGCCCCGCCAACAACGCTCCGATGGACTGTGGTTTGGATTCGATCAGAAGATTCTCTCTCGCAAGAAATCGCAGTACACTAATCAAATTCACTTTCGAGCCCAATACTACAACGACCCTCAGGATATTGATTCTTCTCCCATCAAGAGAGATTTATTTCAGTACTACGAACAAGCTTATCTCGGTCAAGTCAACGGCCGATGGAACTTCAAGGGAGCTCCTTTAAACGTCTTCGCTAGTATCGACTTTGCTTATAGCTTAGGTAAAAGAGCTGACGCCACTTCAATAGTGGTCATAGGCGTAGACGGCAATCAGAACTACTATGTTCTAGACATCGATAGATTTAAAACAGATCAAACCTCAGAGTACTACAAACACATCTTCTTAATGTTTGAGAAGTGGGGCTTTAGAAAGATAAGAGCTGAAGTCTCTGTCGCCCAGAAAGTAATCGTTAATGAACTAAGAGAGAATTACATACGTAAGTATGGTCTTTCTCTAGTCGTAGAAGAATCTAGACCCTCCCGTTGGGAAGGTTCCAAACAAGAGAGAATTCTAGCAGTCTTAGAGCCTAAGTATGCTAATGGACAAGTCTGGCACTATCGTGGAGGTAATTGCCAACTCTTAGAAGAAGAACTCTTATTCGCCAATCCTCCCCACGATGATATAAAGGATGCTCTGTCCTCTGTCTTAGAAATGGCATTAGCTCCAAAGAACATATTTAGAATGATTAAACAAAATATACCTAATTTTAGCTTCAATAGTAAATTCGGTGGCGTACAATGACCGGTAAGGTAATGGAACTTAACAGCATCCTCACAGAGGATATGTTAGCCACTAGACTTACTGGTAAGTGGATGGAATGGGATATGCTTCGTAATCTCAAACGTAGAGATTGGGAAGAGCTTATTCGTTATATTTATGCAACTTCCACTGATCAAACCACCAACGCACAGCTCCCCTGGAAGAATAAGACTACGGTTCCAAAGCTATGTCAAATTAGAGATAACCTCTATTCTAATTATTCTGCCACTATGTTCCCTCAACGTAAGTCTGTGATTTATGAAGCAGATGAGGAAGACGCTAACTCTGTAGAGAAGCGTAATGCAATCACCAACTACATGTACTGGGTGATGTCTCAACCTTCCTTTAAGCATGAGATGGACAAGTGCATATTAGACTATATTGATTACGGCAATTGCTTCGCAACTGTCGAATGGATTGACCAACGCGTACAGCTTCAAGATAAGACACAAGCTGGTTATGTTGGTCCTGCTCTCCGTCGGATTAGCCCTTTAGATATCGTGTTTAATCCCACGGCTGAGAATTTCCAATCTACTCCTAAAATGATTCGCTCTCTCATTTCCTTAGGTGAATTGAGAGAATTATTAGATCGTATGTCTAACGATGAGAACCGTCCTGAATACGAAGCTTTATATAAATACTTAAAAGATATTCGCTACTCCGCCCAGAACTTCCAAGGGGATTGGATCGAAAGAGATAATCTCTATCGTATGGAAGGGTTCTCCTCTTTCCGCACCTACTTGATGTCGGATACAGTAGAAGTCTTAACCTTCTATGGAGATTACTATGATTACGATAACGATGTCTTTAAAAAGAATCGTGTCGTCACTATCGTTGATCGTCATAAGCTTATTGGCGATAAGCCTAATCCATCTTACTTTGGGTATCCACCCTTCTGCCATGTTCCTTGGAGGAAACGACAGGATAATCTTTGGGGTATGGGACCTCTGGATAATCTCGTAGGAATGCAATACCGCATCGACCATCTTGAAAACATGGCTGCGGATATTTGGGACTTAGTTACCTACCCTGTGCAGAAAGTGAAAGGCTTTGTGGAAGATTTCACTTGGCAGCCAGGAGAGAAGATTTTTGTCTCAGAAGAAGGAGACGTCGAACTAGTTACGCCTGATGTAAATGTCATGCAGTCAGACATGAAGATCGAACATCTCAAGAATACTATGGAAGAGATGGCTGGTGCTCCTAAAGAGGCCATGGGCTTCCGTTCTCCAGGTGAGAAGACTAAGTATGAAGTACAGCGACTAGAGAATGCTGCTTCTCGTATCTACCAGAACAAGATTAAACAGTTTGAGGAACAGTTCTTCGAGCCTCTCTTGAACTTCATGCTTGAGCTTGCACGTCGTAACATGACTGCCACTACAACCATCAAGGTCTTCGATGATGAATTTAAGCAGAATACCTTCCAAACACTTACCGTGGAAGACATCACTGGAGTGGGTAGAATTAAACCAATCGCCGCAAGGCATTTCGCTGAGCAAGCAGAGCTTATTCAAAACCTCACCAATCTTACTGGATCAGGCTTATGGCCTACTGTCCAACCTCACTTCTCCGGAATTAAACTTGCCAAGATTATCGAAGGTATCTTCAACCTAGAAGATTATGAAGTGATGCTTCCCTTCGTTGGACTATCTGAACAAGCACAAGGTCAGAAATACATTCAAGCCTTACAGGAACAATTACATGCATCTGCAGGTACTGCCACAGGAATGGGCAATGATTACGATCTTAACTCTCAGGGCAATCCCGCTGCCTTAGATCAGGCACCATCCGCACCTCCACAAACATTAGGACCTCAACAGTGATTTCTAAGTGGACCTCACACTTACAAACAGACAAAGAAAAAGAAGACTTCCAGAAGGAAGTATACTCTGCTAAACGAGTCTTAGAACGACTTTCTCAAATGGTCGTAGAGATGGACGAAGAAGCAGATAGAATAGAAACAAATCCCAAGTTCTACGAACTTCCGAACTGGGACTATAGACAAGCAAACAATAACGGTTACCGCCGTTGCCTGTCTATCTTAAGGAAGATCACAAACCTAGACCAAGGGAACAACTAATGCCGAATGACCTATTCGCAGGCTCAGACAACGAGAGCCAAGATACTAAAGATTTCTACGCAGAGCTAGTCGGTGAAGGTAAAAAGTTCAAAGACAATCAAGCTCTCGCTAGAGGTAAATACTTAGCTGATCAGACTGTGGAAGAAATGAAAGCTCGTCTCGATGAACTTCGAGCGGACTATCAAACTCTCCAACAGACTAGAGAGGCTGGGGCTACGCTGAAGGATTTAGTAGACCAGCTAAAAACTCAGAAGCCATCAGAAGGCAACTTCACCCCTACTGCCAAAGATGAAAACGTACAGCCCACCGCTGAAGATTTTAAAGCTCAGGCTAAAGCTGCGTATGCGGAAATTAGAGCCGCAGAAATAGCTGACCAGAACTTAAATATCGTTCTGCAGCGTTTGAGAGAAGAGCATGGTGAGAATTACCAGTCTGCTCTACAAGCGCAAAGAGAGAATCTCCACCTTACCAACGATGAAGTCAATGCTTTAGCTCGTCGTTCTCCAGAAGCCTTCTTTAGGGTTATGGGAATGACTGGACAACGCCAAGACAACACGTTCCAGACACCTCCAAAATCGGCAATGAGAAGCGACAGCTTCTCCCCTACGACTAATAAGCGTACGTGGACCTATTACCAGAATTTGAAGAAGACAGACCGGAATCTCTACTACTCACCCAAAATATTCAATCAGATGTTGAAAGACGCCGAAGATCTAGGCCCTGCCTTTAAGGACGGTGACTATTCAGCATTTGGAGATTAACTTACAGTTCCCATAGGGACTGTATAAGGAGAAACTAAATGGCTGGCTTTATGGATGCCACTAATCAGTTTCTAGTTAGAACTAATTTATACTCTCGCGAGATGAAGCAGCTCTTACTAGATGATCTGAATGCTATGAAGTTTGTTCGAGTTCTCCAAGACTTCCCAGATGGGTATACGTTTAACATTCCGAGCCTCGGCGAAGCGCACACTGCGGACTTCAACGAAGGCATGGCGATCAAGTACAATCAGATGGATCAAGGTAACTTCCAGTTCTCCTTCGATCAATATAAGTACACCGCTAATGCTATCTCTGAGAAATTTAAACGAGACAGCTTCTGGTCGTCCGATGTCATTGCCGCGTTCCCCACGCGTCAACATCGTGCGATTATGGAAGGCGTGGAGTCCCGCATCTTTGCAGTTGCGAACTCAGGACAAACCGCTAGTAACTTAAACGCAATCAACGGTGCTTCGCATCGATGGGTTGCTGCTGGTACTAGCCAAGCGATTACCTACGCAGACTTTGCGAAAGCACAGAACTCACTCTTCCGAGCGAACGTGCCTCTCAATAACCTCTGCGCAGTGGTCGACCCTTCGGTTGCGTATACGCTTATGACGCAGGCGAACATTGTCAACTTGCTCTCACCACAAGCTATGGCGCCTAAGATTATCGCAGATGGTGCGATGTCTGGCTTCAAGTTTATGTTCAACGTCTTCGGCTTTGACGTCTATATGTCTAACTACCTCCCGGCAGTTGGATCTGAGACTATCAACTCCGTGTCGGTGACCAACGGTGTGGCAAACTACTTCTTCTCCGCAACTCCTGGCGATACGTTGCCATGGGTCGGAGCTTTCCGTCAAATGCCTACAGTCTATTCGTCCTTCAACAAGGATCTGCAACAGACTGAGTATGCGACGTTCACTGAGTATGGTTTCAAGCTCTATCGGCCTGAAAACTTAATCACAATCTTAACTAGCACCTCTGTTGTGCCGGCTTAATAGGAGGATCAAATGGGTTCTTGGATGAACAACGATGGTCTCTACCTTGAGTACGGGACTACAAAGACTACTGCTGAAACTGCGGGTGATTACCTGTCATACGGCGATACTCGAGAAATCGAACTCACCATTGACTTGACCACTCTCACCGCTTCTCCGGTCATTCAGTCCAACACGACTTTCTTCGGAACTTCAATGTTCATCGAAGAGGTTATTGTTGACACTGAGGTTGGAGCAACTGGTGGTACTTCGTTTAGCGTGGGTCTGGTCCAATTCGACCGAACTACCGTTATCTCGAATACCACGTTCTTAGCAGCGACCGTTATCGCAGATCATACCACGGCAGGACAACGTAAGTCCTACACGACTGGTGTGGCTACGGCTGGCGCTGGTATTGGAACGACTGTGGCTAACCCTGGTTATATTACGGCTCTTGCAGCGGGTACTTATACCCTCGGCAAGGTTAAAGTTCGTATTAAATACCGTGGCTTTGGCTTAATCACTCAGTAATGGGTATTGTGGAAGGGGGCTTCGGCCCCCCTCTACTTCGAAAGGAAATCTAATGACTATCTCTTCTACTCCAGTTAATATGACTGGCAATCAACTACAGATTGATGGTACCACAATTGGTTGGGATGCAATGACTAACGTTGCTATTCCTGCGGCTACGCAACCTTCTACTTGTGCTGGAACTGGTGCTCCTACCTTTTCTGCAAAGAAGGGCACACTCTATATCAATCTTACTGGTTCTTCAGTAGCTACCCGTTTGTATATAAATACTGATGGTGCTACGACCTGGACCAACATTACTACGGCTGCTTAATGACTAAAGAACAGCTCCAAGAACGCTTAAATAAACTCATAGGCGAACGTGCCGCATACATCACAATGTATGATGGCGCTATTCAAGAATGCAAACATTGGTTAGAACAATTAGATGTCAAAGATAACACTGAACAGCCTAGCAAATCTGCAGAATGAAAATACTGCCGTAACTACGATAAATGCTAATAATGCTACGTTAGTTACTGCTTTAGACAATACTCTGTCTAGAGACGGTACTCTTCCTAATCAGATGAGTTCTTCAATCGACATGAACAGCAATAGAGTTATTAACCTGGGGATTCCCGCAGGAGAGAACGATGCTGTTCGTTTAGGTGATGTCCAAGATTTAATTGCAGGGATTACCCCCAACATTATACAGATTGTTGAAAGTTCAGCTACAATGTTTGATATACGTAACTTTGGAGCTGTTTGTAATGGTATAGCAGATGATACTATAGCTATTCAAGCTGCTATAAATGCTGCACAAGCCGTCAAAGGTACTGTGCATCTTTTTGGTAGTTGTAAAATATCTAGTACACTAACCGCTACCCATAATATCAAGATTATTGGCGACGGAATGAACGATACTTGGTTGTTCCCTACCGCCAGTACTTTTGATGCTCTTTTCTTTAACTCTGCAGATGGCGTGACACTTACCGAAGGTGTGAACTCTAACTTCAATGACAACGCTACGTGTAGTTTTGAAGGATTCTCTATTCAGTATCCTACTGTACAAGTGCAGGCTAAATATGCGATTAAGTTACAAGCGCAAGGTTCTTTAATCACTACTCAACCCGTTATACGCGATATCGGAATATACAACGCCCCTAATGGAATGCTTTTGTATGATGTTATCGGAGGTGTAATAGAACGTTGTGTGGTTATGAATTTTGGTACTACAGGTATTGAACTGAATTCTCCAGATGCAGTCGATGGCGGTGGTACAGTTATATGCCACAACAGTATTGTAAACTATAATAACTATCCTGTTAATCCTCCTGCTGGCTATGGTATTTACTGGCAATCTCCTGGAGGCATTAAAATCATTGATAATGGCTTTGCTGTTTTAGGCAGAGGTATTTACGGAAATCTAAATGGTTCTAGTTCACAAATGCATATCAAAGGCAATACCTTTGATAGTCTAAGTGATGCTGGTATTTATATTACTAGACAAAATGGAAGTGTTACTTTTTCTACAATTCTAGTGGAAGACAATGCTTTTGCAGTTTGTCCAGCTCTATACCTTGCCCCTGATACTTCAAACTGGCTTGATACTGTTATATTCACAGGAAATATTGTCAACATGAACCTAGTAGGTTCTGGTGTATTTTTTGATGGGATTATAAATGGACTGATCTCTGGAAATATCTTTAGAAACTATGTCGCAACTAATGTCGCTATCAATTTAGCAGCACATTCAAGTATTGTTATGTATGGTCCTAATTTAAGATGTGGATCCGCATTTAGTGCTAATGCCGATGCAGGCACAGGAAATATAGTGGTTGCTCCCACGTAAGGATAAATAATGGCTAAAATAACACTTGCAGATGTTTCTAATTTAATAGATGCAACTACTGCCAAAACTACAATAAATAACAATAGCGCTCTAATAGAAACAGCTATTGAGAATACTTTCTTTAGAGATGGTACTTCTCCAAACCAAATGGAAGCTAATATGGACATGAATAGTTTTCATGTCTTAAATCTTCCACAACCCGCCACGAACAATGAGCCGCTAAGGCTATCTGACCTAAATTCTTTTATAGGTGGTGGAACTGTTACAAACATTCCAGCCGGAGGTTTGACCGCTAATATCTTATCTAAGGCAAGTAATGCAGACTATGATGTTCACTGGTCTACCCTTGGCTCTAGTTTATTAGCTGGAACAAATATTTCTATTACTGGGACAAACGTTGCTACCATATCCACTGTTGGTGTAATGACTTTAGCAGGTACCGAAACTGTTACTGGAGCTAAGACGTTTGCTAATAACGGTGGTTTAAGAGTAGCTGGAAGTTCTACAGGTGTTACTTTCTTTGCTTCTGCTAATGCTGGAGCTAGTAATTTTACACTAACGTTACCAGCTTTGACAGATAACTTAGTTTCTAGAACTTCTACAGATACCCTCACTAATAAAACACTTACTTCTCCTGTTCTTACTACCCCTTCTCTTGGTGTAGCTACTGCGACTTCTATTAACAAAGTTACTATAACTGCTCCAGCTACTAGTGCCACTTTAACTTTAATAGATGGTACAGTAATCACAGGTCCTTCTGCCACAGGAACTTTAGCGGCATTGAATGGAACCAACAGCTGGGCAGGTGCCAATACCTTCGTTAATGGAGGTGGCTTACGCGTCTTAGGTTCCAGTACAGGTTCTACGTTTATTAGCTCCGCAAACGCAGGAGCTTCAAACTTCACTCTTACCCTTCCTGCAGTCACAGATACAGTGGCTACCCTTGGGGGTAACCAATCGTGGACTGGTGCAAATACTTTTGCCAACAGTGGTGGCGCGCGTATTAAAGGATCTTCCACTGGAACTAACTTCTTAGCATCCGCAAATGCTGGTGCTTCTGATTTTACAATTACTTTTCCTGCCACTACAGGAACTGTTGCCTTAACTTCTGGTGTTGTTACTTCTTTTAACGCTTTAACAGGAGCTGTTACTACTAACGTTACTAAACAAACATTCTCTGCAACAGGAACTTATACTCCTACTGCTAATATGGCTCACTGCATAATTGAATGCTGGGGCGGTGGCGGCGGAGGCGGTGGTGCTGCAGGAGCAGGTGCTGCCAACCAAGGTTCAGCTGGAGGTGGTGGTGCAGGTGCTTATGCAAGACTGTACACAACCGCAGCGGCTATAGGAGCTTCTAAAGCAGTAACTATCGGTGCTTTAGGCACTGGGGGTGCTGCTGGTAATAATGCTGGTGCTGCTGGTGGGTCTACTTCAGTAGGCGTTCTTTGTATTGCTCCAGGCGGTTCAGGCGGAGCGGGCGCTCCAGCTTCAGCTGGTGCTCTAGGAGGTACGGGTGGAACTGGTGCTACAGGAGATATAGCTGGAAGTGGACAGAATGGTTTCTCGGCTGTCGGAGGTGCTGCTTTCGTTACCATAGGATTTTCAGGCGGTGCTGGAGGATCTTCAGGTATCGGTGGAGGTGGAGCTTCTCCAAATATTACTGGAGCTGGTGGCTTCAATGGAAATGCTGCTTCAGGTTGGGGAGCTGGAGGTTCAGGAGGATCTTCGTATAATAGTGCTACAACTGCTTCTGGTGGAAATGGTTCCCAAGGATTTGTAGTCATTACAGAATTTATCAATGTTTAAAAGGACAATGAATGACCGTATTCACGGATAAAGCCAAGGTTTATGTACCTCGGTTAATGAAGGATCTAAAGATCACTAAAGAACAAGCTTGTGGTATCTTCGGCAATATTGGCGGAGAAACCGGTGGTTTTGTTGCTTTACAAGAAAAGAAACCTACTGTTGCTGGTTCAGCGGGAGGTTATGGCTGGTTACAATGGACTGGACCCCGTAGACGTAAATACACTATGTGGTGTAAAGCACAGAACATAGATCCTGCTTCTGATGAAGCAAACTATCAATATCTTGTGAAAGAAACTTCTACTGACGAAGCACACAGTTTAGCTCAGCTAAAGAAGACTTCTACTGTTGAAGCAGCCACCGAAACTTTTATGTCTCAGAACTTACGTCCAGGTGTTCCACATCTTCAAGGACGTATTGATTGGGCTAAGAAAGCCTTAGTCGCTCAAGAGACTGTTGCTTCTCCCACTACTGCTAAAGTAGGCTCTGCCATCGTCGTTGCCACGACTGGTGCTGTAGTTGCTTCTAAAGCACAAGAAACTCACCCACACTTATGGCCTTGGATTATAGGCATCACTGCTGTGGTTGGTATTTTAGGATGGTTTATCATCCACTTCTATAGAAAGAAAACAAATGTTTAATTGGATTAAGACACTTAAAGAAAGTGTCAAAGATAAGTGGTCTAAGTTTGAAGCTTGGGTGAACGGTTGGTTCCCTGGCGCTAAGACCTATATTACTACAGGTTTAGGTGTGATTGGCTCTGCAGCTGCTTACCTGCAACAGTACGTCACAGGATTACCTGTCACGAAGTACATTACTGCCGAGACTATGGCCTTAGTGACCGCTGGATTGTTCACTCTGTCCTTCTGGTTTAGAGGCTTAGGTGAAAGAGTTCAAGAGCGTAAGGAAGACTGATGTTAGCTTGGCTCACACCATTACTTAGCTTCTTAGGAGGTCCTGTAATATCAGGAGTCATAAGTGGCTATAAAGAGAAATTAGCTGCAGGTAATACTTCCGAACGTATTGCTGCAGATCTCGCTAATCGTGAACTTCAAGTTCAACAGCGAGAACTAGAACTTCAATCTCAACTTAAAGTAGCGGAGATTGGAAGATGGTATGAGCCAGATCATTTGTTCGGATACATTATGGTCACTTACTTCTTCACTATTGTGGTGTGGGATAAGGTGCTAGGTGATTGGACTCACCACACAACTGATCCTATTAAAGGAGATGCTGCTCTGTGGGCTGGTATGATTATGACCTTCTATGTGGGAATGCGTGGCTTCCAGAATGTCGCTAGGATATTAAAACGATGACTACACAAACACTCCTTGATATGACACAGGAGATACTCTCAGCTATGTCCTCTGACGAGGTAAATAGCATAGGAGATACTACTGAATCTCTTCAGGTAGCTACCATCATCAAACGTAAGTACTTCGATATTGTAAGTAGAAGTGCTCTTCCAGAGCACGATCAACTAATTCAGCTTACTTCCTCAGGAGATACCGCTCTTCCTGTGCTTATGTACGTCCCTGTGGAAGTGAACAATATTAAGTGGATTAAGTACTTCGATACTAATATATTTGATGGTTCTGCTCCTAATACTTATGAACATGATCTTAACACAGATATAGTTGCATCTAGTGGTGGTAGCACGGCCACACGTACTCCTGGATACCAATACGTTACTATTCTTCCTATTGAACAGTTCGTCGATATGGTCAATCACTTCAATCCTGATGACACCAACGTGGGTACATTTACCTTCACTGATGCTGCCAATAGTTTTCCAGGTAACTTCACCTTTTACTATAAGAATAATGTACAACCTCTGTATTGTACAGTAATAGGAAATAAGTACGTTATCTTCGATGCTTTCGATAGTACTCAAGATGATACGTTACAAACTTCTAAGACTATGTGCTTTGGTCAAGTAGCTCCCGTCTTCCAAATGGTGGATAGCTTTATTCCACGTATAGATGATAAAGAGTTTCCTCTTTTGGTAAATGAAGCGAAAGCTTTAGCGTTCTATGAACTTAAACAAGTTCCTCATCAGAAAGCTGAACAAGAGATTAAACGACAATGGAGTTCTGTCTCTAAGAATAAGTCTGTAGCTAACAAACCTTCTTATTTCGATCAACTACCTAATTTTGGTAGAGGTGCAAATACCTTCCGAAGAGGACCTTACTGGTATGGTAAACGCGACTAAAGATAAGATCTTAATTCTTGCTCCTCGCGCTAATTCTAAAGATGTTCTAGGATTGATTGATAAACGTTTATTTACTGGAGCTAATAAGCTTCATGCAGTGCTAGAGAACAACGGTCTGTGGTCTTTCCACTATGACTATGGAATTATGAATGAACCTCTTAAACAAAAGTTTACCAGCTTCTCTATGGCTCTAAAGACTGCTAAACTGTATTTTGATAAGAGAAATATAGATATCAAGGATATAATTGACTAATGCCTCAGCAACTAGCTAACACCGTAGAGAACAACTTTAGTAAAGGTTTGATTACTGAGACCAATCCTCTTAACTTTCCTGAGAATGCTGCCACTGACGCAGACAACTGCATCTTTACTATTAACGGAGAAGTGACTAGACGACTGGGATTCAATACAGAAGAAAATTCTGCGAGTTATCCTATAAGTTCTGTTGGTCAATCTATAAACTCCTATACATGGAGTAATGCTGGAGGTGATGGTGTTAACCAGATACTTGTGGTACAGGTAGGAGCTACTCTTCTTTTCTACTTATCTTCTCAAGCTTCGATAGCCTCTCCACTATCAGTTCAGTTGATTGGCAATACAATTACATTAACAGCGTTCACTGCTTTTGGGAATACTTTTGATTCTACTGTAGAGTGCGAATTTACTGATGGTAATGGATATTTATTTGTCTTCCATCCAGATCTAGAACCTTTCTTCTGTACTTACTTTGGTGGAGTAATAGTCGCTCAGAATATAAATGTTCAGACCAGAGATTTTACGGGGACTATAGATGGTCTTCCAGTTAATCAACGTCCTGGTAGCCTGTCTATTGAACATCAGTACAACTTAGCCAATCAAGGCTGGACTCAAGGATCTGCTTGGATTGCAACTGATGCTACTACTATTGTTAATCCTGTCGCTCTTGGCAGCCATGCATTTACTATAACAGCTGGCTTACCAATCTCTAATGGAGACAACGTTCAGATATTTGCTTCATACCAAACCTACGGATTTGTGCAAGATTCTGGTGTTCCTGTTATGACGGGCTCTGTCACTTCTTATGTAGGAACTACTTTAACTTTAAATGTTTATAGTATTCTTTCAGGAACTGTCGGCGGAAACCTGTCTTCTTTTACTTTAACTCCGATTGGACTTGGGTATGTGAATACTTGGTTCGGTGCTTTAGGAAACTATCCTTCCAATGCTGATGTGTGGTGGAAGTTTAAGAATGCTTCGGGAGCCTTCGATCCTGCCACAACGAATGTTAAAGTTACCTTAAACTCTGGAGAAGCTCCTAAGGGACATTACATACTTAATGCTTTCCATCAGCAAAGATCTCTTTTATCAGGTATTGCTGGTCTGACAGATTTGACTACCAATAAGAGACCTAAGACAGGAGTTTGGTTTCAAGGCAGAGTTTGGATGGCGGGAACTGATGGTTCTACTGCCCCTACTGGAGATCAACTTCACTATTCTTGGAGTGAGAATATCTACTTCTCCCAAGTAATTAGTACTTCTGCCCAATTTGGCTTTATGTATCAAACAAATGATCCTACCTCTGAAGATTTCTTTGATTTACTTCCCACTGATGGAGGTGTGATCCGAATTCAAGGATCAGGATCTATTCATAAATTATTTCCAATTCAAAACGGTCTTTTAGCTTTTGGAGATAATGGCATATGGTTCATCACTGGAAGTCAAGGTATTGGTTTCTCTGCGAATGATTATACCGTCACTAAGATATCTTCAATCGAAACTGTCTCCACTACATCCTTTGTCAATGTTCAAGGTTACCCGATGTTCTGGAATAACGAAGGTATTTGGGGAGTAAGTCCAGCTGCACAAGGTGGTGGGTTGACTGTAGATAATATTTGTCTAGGAACTATTCTTACCTATTACAATAACATACCTACTCCAAGTAAACTATACGCTCGTGGAGATTTCGATCCTATTAATTATGTGATCACCTGGATGTTCAAGGGAAATGAAGAAGCAAATGTAACAGACCGATATAGATTTGAGAAAGCTTTATGTTACAATGTATATACTAAAGCTTTTTACACTTATAGTTTACCATTAGACACATTCTTTATAGCAGGTGTTAAATTTGTCAAAGGGAAAGGTGGAGAAGATTTTCCTGAACCAAGGTTCAAGTATATTACTACTTTCTTAAATGGAACTAGACTATCCTTTTCTGAAGAAAGGGATAGTACAAATTGGGTGGACTTCGCTCCTACAAATGTTCCTTACACAAGCTTCTTTACCACTGGATACAAAGTACACGGACAAGCGATGCGTAAATGGCAGCCTATTTATGTTAATGTGTTCTCCAATGGAAGTTCACCTACCTTTTATAAAATACAAGGAATATGGGACTTTGCTAATGATCCTAACTCTGGAAGATATTCTAACGTTCAATATATAACTAATGCCTTATCTAGATTTGGCTTCATTAATAGACGCCACAAGATACGTGGACGTGGCTTAACATTACAATTTAAAATAGAGTCGGTAGCTGGACAACCTTTTGATATTATGGGTTGGAGTACTTTCGAATCTAGCAATACAGGTGTTTGATGGATCCTCTAGATATCAGTAGTGGTGCAGGCTCTAGTGCTTTAGGCAGTCTTATGTCTGCAGGATTAGGAGCTGCTACAGGAAATCCTTTAGCTATAGCTTCTGGTGTCTTAGGGCTGGGAATGTCTATTGCAGGAGGTGTTGGACAAGCTGGTGCAGCTAGAGCATCTGCAGAAGCTAAACGACAAATAGCTGGTCTTGAAATGAAACAAGATGCAGCCCGTAAACAAGCAATGGAACTATCCGCTCAAAGACAGCAAATGGAGGTTCTTCGTAATGCACAACGTGCAAGATCTCTTGCTTTGAATAATGCCACTTCTCAAGGGGCACAGTTTGGTTCAGGTCTCCAAGGAGGCTATGGACAAGTTCAAGGAGCTGCTAGTTGGAACAATTTAGGTATCACACAGAACCTAGATCTTGGTGAGCAGATGTTTAGTCTCAATCAACATATTAATGAACAAAAGATGAACATAGCAGGAGCTGAAAGTTCTTCTGCTACTTATGGTGGAATAGGAAGTATCGGTAAGACTCTCACAGGAAGCTTTGGACCAATTAAGAACCTTTCTCAACAAGCTGCAGGTAATCAATCTGGTGGAGGTTCCGCTGGTTGGGGAGCTGCTTACGGTATCTATTAATGGATGACTTTCAGATTAACTCTACCTACCCACCTCCGATGCAGGATGCATTCAGCATTGACACTGGAGACTATATGCCTCCTGTCTCTCCTGATATCGCTTCCGCACGTACTGTAAGAGCACAGTATGGACTTAAGAATGTGGTGGATATTCCAGCAGATGAAATAAGATCTCAAATACAGCAAGGACAAGAAGGAACTCTTAGAGCTAATGTTGCTTCTCAAGTAGACTTAAAGAAAGACGCAGATCTTTCTGATCAGATTACTACAGTAGCTTCTAATCATATTATTCCTCAAGATCAGAAGAATCAACAGATCTTAGGTCTAGTGCAGTCTAGGAAGCCCACTGATCCTGCTTCTGTCTTCGAAGATACGTTTGCAGTCAACTACACTAATAAGATCTACACTGTCAATGGTGCTGATCCTTCTATTCCTAAGTTCTCTTGGTTACAAGATGCTATATCTGTTATGCCTGTGGAGACACAGCAATACTACGATCTAGCCACAGAAGCCGTAGCTAAGCATGTCTTCTCTCGACAACAAGAGGAAGATGCTTCAGAGGTTAGGAAAGCACAGGGTTGGTTCGGACCAGGACAAACTCCCTGGACTCTATTCGGCGGAGGTTATTTAGGAGATCTTGCGAAGAACTTATCTTTCATTTACCCACAGGTTAAACTTCGTGGACAAGTGGACAATAGAAGTATCTTAGATCCTTCCACTTGGACTGATGGTATAACTATCTCTCAAGTGATGGATAGTGAACGCCTACGTCTCTATGGTCTTCCCTATGATGAGTACAAGACTGAGTACGCTAGAATTATGAAAGGGTTGAAGGAAGACAATCCTTCTCTCGCCCACGAGTTCGCCCATGGTATGACGGGTCTTACCACCAACGAAACCGTCCTTAGCAATCTAATGGAATTAGGTGGTGCGGGTGCAGTAGGCGAAGGTTTAACTTTAGCTAAGTATGGTATTAAAGGATTAGGCTTTCTAAATCAAACTAAGAACCTTGCGAAGAGCATGGTTCGTTCTACTGAGCATCTGGATACCCAACCTCCTGCAGTTACAGCTGCCGCAGGCGTGGGAGATCTTACAGAAGCTGCAGTACAGAAGTCTACTGTTAATGCTTTATCTGAGCTTGCTGGTACTCCTAATGAAACTAGGAGAGCCTTCGAATCTCTCACCTCTAACTTCAGATTAGACACTACAGAAGTTGCTTCCAATCCAGGTAGGTTTGGACAGGACTTAGTCAATCGTATTAGAGATATCTATACCGCTGGAGAGAACAGTCTCCTCAACGCTATTACCACCTGGAACAGAGTCAATAGAACTCCTGTAGCCACCTCTACTGAAGACATCATGCGTTCTATCGCAGAAGCACAGAGAGGTGAACTAAAAGGAATGGACAATGCTGTCTTAGACACCAAAGGTCCTTTCCATGAACCTGCTTCTAATACTTACATCTACGAACACATCATTGGTACATCTGATGGTGAATACTTCAAGAGTAGAGCTACTGCTCTCGCAAATGCTGACGCAAACGGTATTGTAATACGTCCTACTGTCTCCTCTAAGATAGCAGATATCAACAGAAATATTGGACAATTAAACAAAGAGCTTAAGACTACCCCTAATAGACCTCAACCTAGAGTCTTAGGAGAACTGGAGAACCAGGCTCCTAGAGAACTCCCTGAGGCTGCCAACCAGAATATATACTCAGGTGGATCTAGGAAGACAGGACCGTTAGATACTAGTCCAAGAGTTAATGTTAAGTTTGGAGCAGAACCTGCTGTAGCTGCCAATGAAAACTTAAATGCTTCTCGAGCTTTAAAGACCCAGCACATAAATATGCTTAAGGAAGAGCGTGCAGCGTTAGCTAAGCAATTCCCTGATACAAGCAAACACACCACCACTCCTCTTCCCACTACTGAAGGGTTTGAAGTCAAGCAAGCAGATGCAGGTGCTGGTTGGTATATCCAATATACTAAGACTCTACAAGAGACGCACGATATTGTAAGAGATAGTTTAATCTCCACTAAGTACGATACTATTGGTGCTTATAAGAAGATGCTCTTCAGTGATGAAGTGTCCACTAGTATTCCTCCTTCTCGTTTCGGTAACCGTATCAATGCTATATTCGGTAGGTTTAGAACTCCTGAGGAAACTCTCTCTAAACAAGAACGTATAAGCAGACGTATCGCTACTGCTACTCCTGCGAGAGTAGCCCAACTCATAGAAGCTAATAAGACTGCTATAGGACAACTACCTTACAGTGCTTATAAAGACTTCGACAGAGTATTAACCTACGCGCAGAATAAGAGAGATCCTCTTACTTCTAAACCTGGATACTTCGAGAAAGGTCCAGGAGATGTAGACGGTGTCTACAGAAAGATTACTGGAAGAGGTGCTACGGAAACTGAGGTAGCTGCTTACTTCGAGTTCAAGAAACTAATAGAATTTGACCGTATCTTTCGTGAGATGGGTAATATGCGTAACCGTGCCCGTGCAGGTGTGGAAACGCACAGTGTTGCAGTCTTAGACTCTGAAGGTAAGAAAGTCTTCTCTCCTAAGTTCGATGCTATTGGCTTGGACCATATCCCTGGTGGTGATGACACTGTGATGGTGATGGGAGATAAACTAGGTGAAGAGAAGTTCTTCGCAGCTAACTCTCCTCAATTACGTTCTCGCTTCCCTGGTATACATAAACAGGTAATAGAGGGAGAACGTAAGGCTCTTAAACTCTGGAACCCAGAGGACTATCCTTTTGAAGGATTCTCTGATCTAGCTAAGGATAAGAAAGTAAGATACGTAATCGCTAAAGAGACTAAAGTACAACCTCTCTCTTGGAACTCCATCAACCGTACTGGTGGTGGACACTTAATGCCTGATTACAGTATGTATATCAAACAACGTAAGATAGACAGAGAGTATGTAGGTAATTCAGTCACAGACCATTACCATGGTGATACCACCGCCTATGCAGTTGCAGACAGAGCTGTCGGTGAAGCTATGGTCAAGGATATGAACACAGTTCAAGGATTCCTCCGTAGAGGAGATATTGAAGGTGCTAAGGAAGCCTATGCTAATACTAGAGCTCTCCCTGACGACTGGGACACGTATCTGTCTAAGTTTAAAGGAGGTAAAGGTCCAGACGGCATTTACCGTCGTGCACAGTTCTCTGCTGCTCATGACTTCCAGATAGTTCCTAAAGATAGATTGATAATCGATCTAGATAATAGTATCCCTCACAATCCTATTTATACCAAACCTGGTTCTAACATCAAGTTCAAGGATGGCACTAAGTCTGGCTCAGATGCCAGGATGTCTGCTATAGAGTTCACTGGTGAGCGAGACGCTTATGACCTTAAACAGATCACTAGAGAAATAGGAACAGATGGTAATCCTGTCTTCTCTCTCCAACCGGCTAGATACGTAGATCCTATTACTACAATGGATAGAGGTCTCTCTCGTATTATCAATACTACTGTCGCAGATGATTACAAGTATTTCGCACAAGAACATTGGTTAGAGAACTCTAAGTTACACATCAATGCAAGCCCATCTGATATTAGATCTGCTCCTCTCTATTGGTTTCATAAAGCAGAGTATCTTCCAGGTACTCCCCCTCGTATTAGAAACAACCTAGAACTTCAACGACAGAAAGCTAAAGACTTCTTAGGTGTGGCTTCTGACTTTGATAACTGGGCAGAAGATATATCTCAGAAGCTTTCTAATGTTACTTATTCAGCTACAGGAAGTTCTAAGCTTGCTTTAGTTCCTGTTAAACTCTGGCCTTACTTAAGAGATCCTATCTCCCTGGTGAGATCTTGGTCTTACCATATTACCCAAGGTTTTGGTAATCCTAATACTCTATTCACTAATGCAGCCACCTTTGGAAATATCTACGCTATAAGCCCCAGACACGCTCCTTCCGGTGCTCTAGCAACAATGCTACACAATATCTCTTACTTCAATAAGTCTGAAGAAGTGATGAACCATTTAGATAAGATGGCTTCTTCCTACAATAGAAGTGCTCTTATGAAGATGGGGCTGAGAGTAGATTGGAAACCAGGTTGGTTTAAAGAAGCTGCTCAACACTTAGACAACTCAGGCTTCGGTACTATTCGTAATGAGAATGCATTCATGTCTACTCCTGAGAACATCAATGTTCTTAAAGGACTCACTAAGAATGCCTCTGTCGCTAGAATAGCTGAGTATACTTCTAAGGGAATGGAAGCAGGATTAATTCCCTTCAAGGTTGGTAATACATTTACCAGACAAGCTTCCTACTTCACTGCTCACTTAGAGTGGAGAGCCGCTAATCCTACTGCTGCCTTCGATAGATTCGCAAAGGAAAGTGTCTTACAGAGAGCAGATATTCTAGACCACAATATGTCTAGAGCCTCTAACTCTTCTATGCACACAGGTGTGATGTCTATTCCTATGCAGTTTGAAGCTTACTCTATTCGTCTCGGTGAGATGATGTTTGGTAAGCGACTTACTTCTATGGAGAAGGCTAGATTAGCTGCCACCAGCATGGTCTTCTATGGTGTTCGTTATGGACCTTTAGGAGCTGTTGGTATACCTGCTGCTGGTGCTCTGTATAAGTATGCACAAGATAAACTAGGATATATTCCAGGAGATAAACCCTGGTCTACCTTCGTAATGGAGGGAGGGCTTACTGTCTTAGCTGCTTGGATTACTGGTGGTGGAAACTTCGAGAAGGGTAATCTATACGACTTCTCTCGCTGGGGTAATAAGAGTCCTTCTACCTTCGATACCCTAATGGCTTCTGATAAAACCTTCTGGGATGTCATTGGAGGAGCTCCCTTGAGCAAGCTAAAGGATATTGTAAACTTTGGTACACCTATGGTTCGTGCTGCTGCTTCTATGTTAGTGAAGGATGATCCTAATTCTCCTAAAGCTTGGAAGCTTACTTCAGATGATCTATGGGATGCTGGGCGTATCTTAGCTACTGGTAATAAACTTAGACAAACCATCTTAGCAGTGAATACTGGTAACTGGTCTTCTAAGAATGAGTCTATAATTACTGATGGTGTCTCCAAAGGATCTGCTCTCTTTATGGGACTAACTGGAGTTAACCCCATTGAACAGGGAGACTCTTTCTCTAAGATCGAATGGGAACGAGAACAGACTAAGCTGCAGAAAGATGCAGGTAATGTTTATATCAAAGAGTATCGCAGAGCCGTTATGGCTGCAAATAATAAAGATGAGAGCGCATATGATACTCATATGAAGAATGCTTGGGCCGCTCTCAATGCAGCAGATTATCCTTCAGATAAGATGAGTTCTCTTCTTGCTCTCGCTAATAAAGGATTAGAAGCACAAGCAGCTTCTGTTCCTGAAGCGTACTACACAAAGAACCTTCCAGATGCAAGAGTGAAAGATAAGATACAGTCCTTAGGACGTGTACAAGAATTAAATACATTAAAAGGAAAGTCTAACTAATGGCTGTTTTTAACCCACAGATACCTGATACTCAAGATCCTAATTGGTTAGGTTGGTCTAAGTCTATTACCCAACCAGAGGGAGATAAGAGCACAGGCATCGCCTTAGAGACTGTTGCTGCAGGGCTAGGTGAAGGACTTAAGCTAGCAGACACTTCAATGAAGAGTGTCATTG